TTTTTTTATATCTGTTTTGTTATACTAAAGCTATATTTTACTAAGTGAGGAAGTGAATATGGCAGGCGGAAGACCTACAAAATACGATGAGAAATACTGCGAAGAAATAGTCGAGTTTTTTGATCAAGAGCCTTTCAAGGTTAGTCAGGGTGATAACGGTAAGATTGAGCTTATGCCTTGCGCGCTACCTACATTTGAAAGGTTTGCATTCAAGATAGGTGTTCACAGAGATACGCTTCATGAGTGGCTTAAAAAGCATCCAGAGTTTTCCGACGCATACAAAAAGGCAAAGGATTTACAAAAGGATATATTGATTCAGAACGGTCTTGTAGGCGCATATGATAAGACGTTTGCTATTTTTGTGGCTAAGAATGTTACTGACATGAGTGATAAGCAAGGCATTGACCATACATCAAGCGATGGCTCAATGACACCCAGAACGATTGGTGACTTCTACGCAGATAGCAAAGATGACTAAAGCGTCAATGAATCCCAACCTAAGGGATTTCTGGTCTAAGCCGTCTAGATACAAAATATTGCATGGTGGTCGTGCTTCCGGCAAAAGCTGGGATGCTGCGGCCAATGCCATTAGAATAGCTCACTTCTGCAAGGTTAAGTTTCTATGCACCAGGCAATTCCAAAATCGCATAGAGGAGTCTGTTTACTCTCTGCTTAAATTGCAGATAGAGCGCTTTGGCTTGCGTGACCACTTCACCATTCTAAATAACAAAATACTTCACAACACAACTAACTCAGAATTTCTTTTCTACGGCATACAAAGAAACCTAGATGAGATTAAGTCTATTGAGTCAGTTGATGTGTTATGGATAGAAGAGGCGCACGCAGTAACACGCGAGCAAATGGAGATACTAGAGCCTACGATACGTAAAGAAGGTTCAGAGCTTTGGATTATATTTAACCCGAACTTAATCACAGATTACGTATACGACCACTACGTAACAAACCCTCAACCAGATAGTATTGTTAGGGCGTTTAACTACACTGAGAATCCATATCTATCATCAACCATGCTAAAGCAAATAGACCACTTGAAAGAAGTGGATTATGAGGCTTATGAGTTTATTTACCTTGGCAAACCTAAAGGTAATGATGACAGTTCAATCATTAAGCTCAAATGGATTCAAGCCGCTATTGATGCGCACTTAAAGATACCTGATTTGGATGCGGGTGATTCTAGGCTTGGTTATGACATTGCTGATGATGGCAATGATACTTGCGCCACAATCTATGCTAAAGGCTCAATTGCTACTGAGTTAGATGAATGGAAAGGCCAAGAAGATGAGCTTCTTAAATCGTGCCGCAGGGCATATAACAACGCATTAATGAAAGGTAGTCAGGCAAGAATTATCTATGACTCAATTGGCGTAGGTGCTACGGCTGGCGCTAAGTTCGCAGAGATAAACGAGCAAAGGTCACTTGATAATGGTTACATTCCTATCGAGTACCAGAAGTTTAACGCAGGCTCAAAGAATCTAATTAAGCCTGACGATTATTACAGTGAGCACGATAAGATAACCAACAAGGATAAGTTTGCAAATATCAAGGCTCAGGCATGGTGGCTGGTGGCTGACAGGTTTAAGAATACTTATGACTATATCGTTAATGGCAATGAAGTTTATGAGGCTGATGAGCTGATAAGTATCAGTAGTGATTTGCATAAGCTTGATAAGTTAATCAAAGAGCTTTCAACGCCACTAAAAGATGTTGATAATAATGGACGCGATAAAGTGGAAAGCAAAAAGGATTTAGCCAAGCGGGGTGTAGATTCCCCTAACTTGGCTGATGCGTTTATTATGGCGTTTATACCTAAAGAGGACTCAAGCGCACTACTTAACCTTATGCTATAGCCCTATTCGGGCTTTATATCTCTAAGTAACCAAACATCATTTTGAAAACATCCGTTAAAGTCGCTAGACTCGTAATTCTTTGGCATTTTGTAAGCATCTATAGCTATCATTGGAAAGCCGATAAAGGGGATTAAAATTAAGTAGATTAAAGCGACATAAACAGACATGATAATGGTCATTAGCGACCACTTGAGTGGATTCCATGTCATGTAATGCAAGTCACTTACATCTAATCTGAGGTCGTTCAATAGGTAATAGAAAAACCTATCAATAAACGGCGCTTTGCAAATGTCCTTTATGTAAACTCTATTTTTCTTAATCATTTTCACTCTCCTACTGCTGTTAGTGCTTCACACTTCTTATTACTTCTTCTAGGTGCTTTTTCTGTAACTCTGCAATTCTCTTTTCAGCCATGCGAAGTATTTTTTTGTCATAATCTGGTGGAGCATTTCTTCCGTTTATTTCGACACCCCTAACATCTCCCGTACTGAAAAACCAAGATATTCTAAGGGTGTTGCCTTTGCCATCCTTAAAGCTAGCACTTGGAATACTCCTGCCTGACGAGTTGTCATGCACAAGCTCACCGTTATCAATAATAAACTTTGCACAAGATAATATTGAATCTAATTCTGATTTAGCTTTTGCAACTTCACCGTTATTTTTATTGCTTCCAAAAAGCCATCTAAACATATTTCACTCTCCTATTAAGTTACCCAAACAATACCACTCCACCCAAACACATCAAGATTATTTAGTTATATACATATAGCTATAAGTTATTTCACTATGTGCGTGTGAAGGGTTAGAGTTAGGAAAACTTAATTAGAGGGTTAGAAGATGGAATCAATAGAATTAGATCAAGGGTTTTTCGACTCAGTAAAAAACCACAAGCGAGAAGATGTTGTTAATGGGATAGTGCGCAACATCATGAACGGAGTTGCTGAGTATGAATGCGTCGGTGAGAGCTGGAATTTGCAAGGCTTTGTAAATGATGCGTTGGGTGAAAAAGATGTATCTGAAAGAATGTCGTGGGCTTTAACTTTTATTGATAGCAAGCACAAGTGTAGGGCTGCCGCTAACAGTGATTTAAGAGCTATTGACTTGCTGTTTGATAAAGTTGAAAGCAGGATTGAAAAGCGGGTTCAGTCATTCTGCAATCAAAACGATGTAGGCATTGCATGAAGCTAGAAGGTAATACAAACGTTGAGCGTCTGGATTTAATTAGGGCGCTCACAACAATGGCAGAGACTAGAGCGCTAACCTATAACGAAAAGGAAGCGCTAGACCGTAATTTTAAAGAGCTTGAGAAAAGCTTAATGGAGGAAGTGAAGTGATTACAGAATTAAAAGTAGGCGACTACATCGAAAAGTCAGAGCTTGACACTGAGCAGAAATACAATGATGTTGTTGAGGTGTTTGGGCAGCGGGGGTTTGTGTTTCATGAGTTATCAGAGGATAGGTATAAGGCATTTAATGATTTGCTTCATGTAAACAATGGTTGGCTTTGTATGAGATTCAGCGGCATTGAATCACCATTGCTAAAAAGAAAACTAACCTACAGCGACATAATGAGCCTAAAGAAAGTCGATGTTGATAACTGCAATATTGATAAGGTGGTTAGTGATGAAGACTTCAAGCCGTACAGTCCAGAGAATTACCCTGCATTCGAAACCTACACGGAAAGCATGATGAAAAGCGCGGTTGATGCAATGGAGTCATTAGGCTATGAGTATGACGAAGATAAGCAGCAATGGTTTAAAAGAGAGTATTTGTGATGGGTTATGAAAAAACTAATAAAAAGCAATGTGCACCTCCTGATTTTCCGAAGCCTAGCAAGCCAATAGGGCCACCAAACCATGGCATTGTAGTTGGCGGCTCGGAGGAATTGTTAAATATAACACTTATACTCTTGGCGTGTTCTGCGTTTTTTCTGATGGGTTTTGTTGTTGGTTTTGAGGTTTCAGCGACAAAAGCAAGCTAGCCACAACCGAACAATAAAACTACAATAGCCTCATGTTAATCATGAGGCTATTTTATGTCTACTTACAAACCTACCGAGGCGATGGCTAAAGCAGCCAAGAAAGCCTTAAAAATACGCGATGAGCAGCCAGACAGCAATAAGGGTATGACTCAGGTCGGGCTTACTCGAGCTAGACAGCTCATATCAAGAGAATCATTGTCGCTAGATGCCGTTAAGCGAATGCACTCTTTCTTTAGTCGACATGAGGTCGATAAAAAAGGTGAGGGCTGGGGCGTTGACTCCAAAGGCTATCAAGCTTGGTTGGGGTGGGGTGGTGACGCTGGTCAATCATGGGCCAAGTCAATTGTAGAGCGTGAAGCTAAAGCGCTGAACCTGACTGTTAACGAATTCATGCAAGCTAATGTGATAAAATATGAGGATGGTAAGTATTTTGTCTATTCAGAGGAAGGCAAAAAACTATCTAAAGGCTACGCTGATAAAGCAGAAGCCGAAAAGCGTTTAGGTCAGATAGAGTATTTTAAGTCTATGAATAAGATTCTATTACAAACAAATGTTAGAAAGTCGATGATAAGCCAAGAGGGCGCTTATTTTCGAATCAAAGGCATTCCAATCACTGTAAATAACGCGGTTATGAATGGGGTGCTATATCCGCAAGATGAAAATGAAAAGGGTATGAATAGCATGGTGGGTAAGCCGCTAACTATCGATCATCCTGTGGACGACAACGGCAACTTCATCAGTGGTCGTGAGGGTAAAGGCCTGCAAAAGCATTACAGTGGCGGCATTATCACTAACACTTATGAAATGGGTGATAAGTGGTACGCAGATGCAGAAGTTGAAAGCGAAGTGTTAAAGGTTAAGTCTCCACTGCTATATGAGCGCCTAAGTAACAAAGAAGACCTACCAGTGTCTACCGGTTTGCTGTTTACCCAGAATGAGCAATCAGGCACAAATGCAAAAGGGCAGAAGTACAACAAGGTTGCTATTAATCAATCTTATGATCATCTTGCAGCTCTGACAGATGAAACTCCCGCTGGTGGTGATGATACGGTTGCGCGCTTCAACTCTGAGAATCTTACCATCGTTAACGTGGAGGATTTTATTGATGATGAAGACAAAGCAATAGAGACCATTATCAATGCCATTAAGTCAGCTCCCAAGGCTGTCAAGGAGTTTTTTAGACCGTCTTTGCATAAAGCTACAACTAACGGTTATAATAAACAGGAATCAAACATTAACGTTAATGAGGAAATTATGAACCGCGAGCAACTACTACAGTTATTCGGTTTAAATGCGGATTC